TTTCCAAGGCGTTCAACGCGAACCGCGCAGGCAGCCAGATTGGCGGCGAGCTGAGCAAGGGCTTCAAAGCCTCCTCGCAAGGCATGTCCGACGCCGTGCTCAAGCCGTTCGCGCAGCAGGTCGGCAAAGCCAGCCAAGCCTACTCCGCCTCCCTGCTCAAGCAGAAGGACGCGGCGCTGAACACCGCCGCCGCCCAGGACAAGCTCGCCACGGCCATCGCCCAGCACGGTGAAGGAAGCATCCAGGCCGAGAAGGCATCCATCCGCCTCGAACAGGCCCAGCTCAAGGAGCAGGCGGCAGCCGAAGGCGTGCGAGCGGCATCCGAACGCCTCGCCGCAGCCAAGGAACGCCTCTCGGCCGTCGAAACCGCCGCCGCCAGATCCTCAGGATCCGCAGCAAGCGCATTCGGCACCCAGATGAGCATGTTCAAAACCGGATTCAGCTCCATCGAACGCGGGCAAAGCTCCTTCACCGGCATGAGCGGAGCCATCGGCAGCCTCGCCCGCTCCGTCATGGGACTGGACGTCATCGCCCCGCTCGGCAGCAAGATCGCAAGCTTCGCCAAAAGCGGACTGCAAAGCTTCACAGGCTTCGCCAGCCAGATCGGCGTGAAAGTCAGCACCGGCCTGCAAGGAGCCGTGAGAGCCACCCAATCCACGCTCTCCGGCTGGGGCGGCAACATCACCTCATGGGGCAGCAGCATCGGCGGCAAAGTCGGCGGCATCATGAGCGGCGTCGCCCAGAAGATACCCGCGCCATTCCGCACCGCCGGCAGCGCCATCGGCGGATACTTCTCCAACATCGCCACCTCGGCCGGCAGCGTATTCAGCAAACTCCCCAGCAGCGTCGGAGGAGCGCTCAGCACGCTCGCATCCGGAGCCTCATCCGTAGCCAGCAGCATCGGAGCAAAATTCACCGAAGCCGCCCACACCATCGGCTCCAAGCTGCAGTCGGCGGCAACCGCAGGAATGGCCGCGCTCGCCACCGGGGCCGCAGCCCTGGGAGCGAAGCTCGTCGGAGTCGGCAAGGCCGCGTTCGAAGCGTATTCGACATACGAGCAGGCCGTCGGCGGCATCGACACGCTTTTCAAGGGCGCGTCCGGCACCGTGCAGGATTTCGCCAAGCAGGCGTACAAGACCGCCGGCGTCTCGGCCAACGACTACATGACGCAGATCACCTCGTTCTCGGCGTCACTGATCAGCTCGCTGGGCGGGGACACCGCCAAGGCCGCGCAGGCCGGCAACATGGCGATGGTCGACATGTCGGACAACGCCAACAAGCTCGGCACCGGAATCGGCGACATCCAGCACGCCTATCAGGGTTTCGCCAAGCAGAACTACACGATGCTCGACAACCTCAAGCTCGGGTACGGCGGCACCAAGGAGGAGATGCAGCGCCTCGTCGGGGACGCGAACAAGGTCAAGCAGGCGCACGGCGAAATGGCTGACCTGAGCATCGACAAGTTCTCCGACGTGGTCCAGGCCATCCACCTCATCCAAGGCCAGCTGGGCATCACCGGCACCACGGCCCGCGAAGCGTCGACCACCATCGAGGGCTCCGTCGGCTCGATGAAGGCCTCCTACGCGAACTGGCTGACCGAACTGGGTAAGGACAACGCGGACATACCGGGGCTCACGGACCAGCTGGCCCAAAGCGTCGGCACCGCGATGAGCAACGTCCTGCCGAGGGTCGCGGTCATCGCCAAGAGCATCGTCAAAGCCATACCATCCATGTTCACGAGCCTGTCAGCGCTCCTGCCTGCGCCATTCCAGCAGGCCATAAACGCGGCCGGGGGAGCGTTCGACAGGTTCAAGCCGCTGCTCACATCGCTGGGCGGCGCATTCGCCGCATTCGGCGTGGGCGGCCTCGCGCCTCTCATGTCGAAGATCCCGCTGCTCGGCGGCATGCTGGGTCATCTCGCCGGGCCATTGAAATTCCTCGGCGGGCCGATCGGCATGCTCATAACCGCGTTCACCGCTCTGGTGGCGCAGTCCCCGGACCTGCAGGCGATGCTCGGCGCGCAGCTGACGACCACGATGGCAGGCATCGGCAACGCGGTCAGCCAGACCATACCCATGATCAAACTGCTCGCCAACACGCTCAGCGGCCAGCTGGGACGGGTGATGCCGGTCATCGCGACCGCGATAGGCCAGCTGATACCAGTCGTCGGCGCGATTATCAACGCACTGGCCCCGATGATCCCAGCAATCATCAGCCCGCTCGCGCAGGCCATCCAGCTGCTGCTGCCCCCACTGGCGAACATCATCACCGGGCTGCTGCCCCCATTGACGAACCTGATCATCCAGCTGCTGCCCCCGATCACCCAGATCATCGGCGTGATCGTGCAGATAGCCGGCACGATCATGGCCGCGCTCGTGCCCATCATCCAGGGCATCGCGCCGCTCATCAGCCAGATCGTGACGGTCATCGCCACGCTGATCGTCAGCCTTACGCCGCTCATCGGCCAGATAGCTGCAATGGTGGCAGACATGGCCGCAGCCATCGCGCCGATACTCGGCTGGATCGTGCAGCTCGTGGCCGGCATCATCGGCCAGATCGTCGGATTCATCCAGCAGGTCATCATCCCCACCATCCAGGGCATGCTGCCCGTAGTGCAGAGCGTTATCAGCACCATCGGCGGAGTGCTTAATGGAATCGCCCAGATCGTGCAGGGCGTGGTCAATATCATCGCCGGCATATTCACCGGCGACTGGAACCGAGTATGGAGCGGCGTCAGCGGCGTCGTATCCGGGGCCGTGAACGCCATCGGCGGCCTGTTGGGCGGCATGAAGGATATCGGTGCCAATCTCGTTAAGGGTCTATGGGATGGCATCTCCTCGCTCGGCGGCTGGATCCTCGACAAGATACAAGGATTCGGCTCCGGCGTCATAGACAAGATAAAAGGCGTCTTTGGCATCCACAGCCCATCGAAAGTCATGCGCGCGCAGGTCGGCGTCATGCTTGGCAAGGGTCTGGCGCTCGGCGTCGACGACAGCCGCAGCGACGTCATGAAATCCATGCAGCGCATGACCTCGGTCATCCCCGACAGGATCAGCATGGGAGTCAACGCCTCTACCGGCATCGGCAGCGCAAACCCAGCCAGCGCAGCCGATACGACGGCAGGGCGGACGATCAGCCTCACCAACAACATCGACGCCAGCGGCATCAGCGATCCGCAGACCATGGCCGCATACCTCGCCGAACGCGACCGCACGGCCCTGGCCGGATTCGGAGGCAGCATATGAGAGTCACCGTCCAAAGCGACGTCGACACGATAATCCTCAACGCCATTCCATTCCGCGCCGCGCCATTTGGCATATGGGGAATCGACAAGGACGGCATCGACGGCCTGCTCGGATCCCCAGCGCCACGGGAATCACCCGTCCCCATACCACAGCAGGACGGCTCCTACTGGCCGTCACGACTCACCACAGACCACCGAGTCGTGACGGTCAGAGGATACCTCAGACTCCACTCGACCATCGAAGCGGCCGAAGCCCGAGACCGCATCAACGACCTCATGTGCCGGCCGCTGCGCCTCACCGTGGAACAGCCCACCCGCGCATGGCACCTCGACTGCTATATAAGCGCCGACGCCGCCCCAATCATGAAACACCGCGAACAGGCATTCACCTTCACACTCATACTCACCTGCCCAGACCCGCTCAAATACGGCACCCCCATCACATTCGCCGCAGCCAACAACATGGCGCGCGTCGAAAACACAGGAAAAATCGCAACCTACCCACGCATCCACGCCAACGGCAGCCTCACTGCGCTCGCGCTCAGCTACGGTCCGCGGATAGCACGATGGACGGGCAACGCAACATCGCTCGACCTCAACCTGCGCGACATGATCCCATCGTCCGGCACAGCGTCGGGCCAATCATTCAAAATCGCCCCCGGTCCCAGTGTCGTCGGCGTCACCGTATCCGGCAGCGCCCAGGTGACTGTCATCGTCACCCCGGCATGGAGATAGGAGGCAGACATGCTCGAACCTCTCTATGTGGACGTGTTCGGCCCATTGGGAGATCCGATGTTCCGCCTGCCGTATTCGAAGGCGGGCTGGGCGGACACGATCAGCGAACCGGGCAGCCTGAGCGTGGACGTGGATTATTCGCGCGAAGCATTGAGCATACCCAGCGGGCTGCATGAGCTGCTGAAGCTGTGGGGCGTGATCATCGCCGCGCACCGCTACGATCCGGCGACCGATTCCGAGGACGTGAAGCATGCGGGGCCGCTGGTGGACTACCGCTGGGATGCGAAAGGACGCAAACTAAGTCTGTCGTGCGGGGGCGGCTGGTCGCTGACCTCGATACGCCTCGTGCTCAACCATGCGCTCGATACCGGCTGGGTGGACGGAGACGTGCTGGTGGATGATGAGCATCCCGCCGGCGCATGGGCGCTCACCCTAACAGGAAACTATTCGGATATCGCGCGCGGCCTGGTCGCGGAAGCGATGAAATGGGGCGCACTTCCCATCACCCTTCCACCAGTCCAGGGCGGCACCCGCACGCGCACCTACAGCGGGTATGACGTGGCGAAGGTCGCCGACCGTCTGGACGATCTGGCCAAGCTCGCCGATGGCGACGAAATCCGCTTCGACCCGCGCATCAAACCGGACGGAACGCTCACATTCGACCTGCGCAGCCAGCCGGAGATCGTGGACCACGCATGGCTCGAGGGCGGGACACTGGGCGCATGGCATGCGGACCTGCCGGGCCAGCGCATCGTGCTCTCATCAGTGGATGGCAAGGGATCGGGCATGACCAATCAGGTGTACGCGATCGGCGGCAAGCATGGCGATAAGACCGTCATGGCCCGCGTCACCGACAAGCACAGCACATTGTCGCTGCTGATCCAATCGGCGGACACGACCCACACCACCGCAAGCGAGCTCGCCACATTGCGCCAGTATGCGCAGTCGGGCATCGCATATGGAGCATACCCGGACGAAACATACAGCATCGAAGCAGGCGAGGAATACCCAGTGCGCCCAGGAGACCAAGCAGACATGTGGGTCGAGGACGACTTCCTCGGCGAGCGCATGCTCAAGCTCAAAATCACAGACGTGTCCGGCTCCTCGGACTCCGACTGGCTCACCGTACAGGCAAGGGAGCGCTCCTGATGACTGATATCCACGCACTGTATTTCGGCGACGGCAGCCCGTCTGGCACCGGCGTCACTGACGCGGCGAAGCGCTGGCCGCAAATACTGTCCGCTGCGCTCGCGCTGACCTCGCACACGTATGCGATCGAAGGCGCGGGCTACATGGTGCAATCCAAGAGTATGCTCGCGCAGCTGACAGTGGCCGCCGCCGACGCAAATGTTCCAGCCGATTCGGTAGGTCTCGTCGTGCTGGCTGCTGGCTATGAGGATGCGAAAGCCAAGGCGGATGTTTCCGTTGCGGCCTCGCAGGTTTTCGACATCGCCACGGCCGTGCGCAAACGGTACAAGAACGCGAAGCTCGCTATCATGGTAGGCCCGCAGGGCTTGCAGCCGGACGGTTTCGGGGACGACTATGAGCCGTTTTTGAAGGGCCTTTCCGCGGCCTGCCGGACGGTGGGCGCGGACGCGGTGGTAGATGCGTGGGACTGGCTATTCGCGAAACCGGACGACGTGCAGTCCGACGGCGTGCATCCCAACGAGGCGGGTCACGCGCTCATCGCCACACAGGCGCAGCCGCTCATGCCCGCCGTGGACGTGCCCGAACCGCAGGACCTTACCCCGGTGGATCCCTTGGGCGTAAGAAAGTACGCTCCAGGGAGGGCCGACTGGTCGAAGGATTCCGTGCGCTCCGAACGACGGCGCAACACCGAGAAGAACCAGGCGAACAATTCCACTGGTTCTGAGACCGGCCAGACGACTATCAAGCTCAACGCGCTGACCAAGCAATTGCAGGCGCAGCAGCAATTGACCACGACAATGACTGCCCAGTTGTCGCAGAACCAGCAGCAATTGCAGAATCAGCAGCGGGAATTGAAGCGGGTCACTCCGACCTACAGCACTGTCAGTGGTGATTCTCCCGGCGGCTCGCTGGGCCCGGGCTGGACGACGCTGGTCTCGTTGACGGCTCATCCCGATCTGTCGGGCGGCAAGACGCGCGCCCAATTGACGATCGGCGTGAGCGCGGTCAAGAGCGGTGACGGCATGCCGCTGCTTGAATGCCTGGTGGGAGGCAATCGTGTCGGAACGTTCCCAGGCGTGACAGCGAACGGTGATTCGTTCGGCGGCACCACGATCGCGTACGTGACCGCCGACCAGCCGGTCGTGCTGCGCGGCAAGAGCACTGTGGACACGGCCTCGCCGATCAGTGACGTGCATCTGACCATGACCGTGATGAATCTCGCATGAGAGGAGCAACCCTATGAGTGGCGTTTATGACGATGATCGCACGGTGCGCGCGGACCTGCTGTTGAGGCGTGGATCGAGCATCCGCCGGGTGATCATCACCGAGGTGCAGACCGAGCAGAACGGCCCGTTTGCTTCGTTGGATATGAGCGGGTGGACGGGCCGGTTCCTGCTGGCTGGGCCGGACGGGACACAGTGGTGGTCCACGCCGTTGACAATGACGGCTGACGGCTACGCGATCGTGGACATCCCCTCGACCGCGTTTTCGGCGGACATATGGGCCGGTCGCCGTTCGGGCATTTGGCACATGGAAGCTACGGCTCCTGACGGTCATGTGGAACGCCTGGGCGAGGGCTACTGGCATCTGGGCTAGGAGGAGAATATGGAAAAACGGAAAACACTGAAAAAATTGACGGCGAGCATGCTTGACGAAGCTTTCCTTGAGTATCAGGCAAGGCATGGCAGCTACTATTCGTCTCAATGCGGCACCGGTTACGACAGAAGACCTTATTTTGACGCGCAACTCGAGATGGACGTCAATCTGCGGGAGCTGGCCGGCATCATCAACTGGCTACAGGGAACGTGAAGCCGAGTCGATCAGTGATTGCAATTCGTCGGTGAGATTCTGGAGTAGTGTTTCGATCTCGTATTCGCCGTTTTCGTCCGAGCCGACAAGACCTGTGCTGAACGTTGATCAGGGCTTCATTAAGGAACAAATCCGCGTCCGCTCCCCGTTCCCGGTATCTTTTCCAAGCTCTTTTTGCTCGGTCAAGGATTGATTGAGCGGACTTCAGTATCTCTCCGGATGACTTGTCCCTCTTGGACGACCGTCTTCTTTTCCCCATTGGACATAAACAAAACTGTACTCATTTTCTGCAAGGAGCAATCATATGGCTGAAACAATCACGGTCGATCAGATTATCGACAAGCGCCGGATCATGGCGGCGCCGGGCAATCAAGGACCACAAGGCGAACAAGGGCCGCGCGGCCTGCCAGGCGTTAACGCGGTGCCGGCCGACGAGGCGGTGGCCGCTTACGTGTCCAGCGGGTCGAGCAATACTAACGCGGCGCTGCTGAACGAGCCGAAGCTGCTGCACAGGTCGCGCGCCGGCGTGATTATCGCAGCCGTGGACTCCACGACTCGCGACAAGGCGCTCGCCGACTACACGTGCGACGGCGTGAATGACGAGGTAGAGTTTAGGCAGGCGTTGGCGGCTGCGATCGCACGCAATGCGCCGCTCCTGGTGTGCGTCGGCGGCTACTGGCTGGATTCGTTTGACGACGACGGCTACATGATACGCCTCCCCGCAGACAGGCAGGTCAGCGTCGACATCCGTGGCTTCGGCTACCCGTACCGCAAATCGAGTGGCGGGACGTACGAGCTGGTGGGCAGCGTGCTGCACGTCAGCGACCGAGCGTACGCCATGATGCCCGGCAACGCCAGGGTGATAGGGATCGGGAATCGGGGCGTTTATCCGGGATGCAATTTTCATATTTTGAATATCGGCATCGACTATCCGGACAACATCAAGCCGGCGATTGGAATCGAAGGCATGGGCGCGAGCTCGTTCTGCGCGTCCATGTGCTCCGTGAGCGTGCGCAAGCCCAACACGCTTCCCACTCCGGAATCAGTCACCGGGTTCACCGGTATCAGGGGTATCAGCGTCTCCAGCTACGGCACCGACAACATCATTGACAGGTGCTGCGTGTTCCTGCATCGCACCGGTTTCGACATCGAAGGCGAGCATATGATCGCGTATCAATGCGTCGCTCGCTACTGCAATTATTCGTTCGGCGTGGCTATTACCAGCAATGGCAGCCGCGGTTGGCATGGTTGCCAGCTTGTTCAGTGCGCGCAGGAATTCTGTCTGAACTACACGCTGATCAAGGGCGCTTCCAGCTCTCCCACGCCTCCTGTTTCCATCATCGATATGACGGGAGAGATCACATCGAATGGCAACTGGGCGTTCCAGAGCGTGGGCCATGTCGATATGTCGTCCGATACCTGGCCTGTAGCTGTGAACGCTACTTACTCGTGGGCGTCCGGGGACTCGAATCGGGTAACCCTGTCATATGACCTTTTCGACAATTCGACTGCGTATATGAGCGTCCGCTCCACGTTGACCACGTATCCGGCCGTGCTGCTGTATGATACCAATGACAATCTCCTATTCAGTTCTTGGACGATTTACCCCAACACAAGCAAGAAGCGGCTCCCGCTCCCGCCGATCGGCCAGCAGGTCTGCGTCTTATTAAATAACAAATGGGATCCGGGTAAAAACTTCTTCAAACTGGCGTTGGCGGGAAATATTGAAGGCGTGACCGCGTCCGGCGACGTGAAGACATATATGGTGCTGGTCAGCGCGGGCGACGGGAAGCCGATATTCAAGGACGACGCCGACGACATTGCCGCGGGACGAGACCTGACCTACCCATACGCGCCCAGGAACCCGCACTCGACCCCGGACATCTGACCTGCGTAGGCGTCCTAGAAGCCTAGGAGCCGCGACGCCGGCCGACGGCCGGCGAGCTTCCTGACGGACATCATGGTCAGCAGGCTCGCAGCGATCACCGTCACGACCTGCATGGCCTGGATCGCGGGCAGCGGGGCCGAGGCGAACACGCCACCACCGTCGAATGCAGGGCTGATTATCCCCATCCACAGCACGTGCACGTAGTACACGCCGTAGGAATCCACGCCCAGCATTGACAACAGCGATGGCCTGGCCGGCCGGCGCATCGCGTATACGAGCAGCAGCAGGAAGCAAGCGCTGAGCACGCCCGTAGCTGAAAGCTGGCTGCCCGCCAGCTCGGGCGACACTCCCGCATGCAGCAGCGCGTATGATTCGGCGACGCCCGCCGCTGTACTGGCCGCGACGCCCGCCGCCATCCATGCGGCGGGGATGCTCGGCTGGCTTTGGCGAAGCTGCATGCCCATCAGGTAGAAGCACAGACAGCCGGGAAACAGGCAGTAGTATTTGGGAGGCATGCCGCCGGTCCTGATCGCCCATGCGTAGAGCAGGACGATATACACGGGCGTCAGCGCGTACCATGCCCAGATCCACCGGGTGCGCAGCGCCCTCGCCAGCAGCGGCGTGAGCACCGTGAGCTGGACGAGCACGAGAATGAAATACAAAGGCATGGCCGAGAACCCGAACACGAACCTGACCAGCGTCGACAAGGGACGTATCTCCCCTCTGCTCTTCGCGGCCTCGATGATCGTGTACACGCCCGACCAGACGAAGAACGGGACCAGCAGCCGCACCATCCGCCTCTTCAGCCATGCTCCGGGCGCGCGGAGTTTGTCCGCGTTGACCATATAGCCCGAGATGAACAGGAACAGCGCCACCGGGAAACGGATAAGCGCCTTGGCGACGATCCAGTAGTCGTGCTCCCAGCCGGCGTAGGATCCTCCTGGTCTCGCATGGATCCACACCACGGCGATGATCGCCACGCCCCGCCAGAGATCCCAGTACGAGTCACGCTGCTTGGTCATGGCATCAGCATACTCCTAACCTTCACCCAACCAATCCCATGCTGGATCGCATCATGATCGTCGGCCCCGCCCGCCGGATGGCCCAGCACACGTCCCGCCGCCATCTAAGGAGACACTATGATCCAATCGCTCATCGGCAGCCTGCTGTCCGCGCCCGCGCCTCATCCGGTCGAGTGCCGCAGGCTCCATCACAATAGTTCGCGACGGCTCTACAGAGTCCTGTCCCTGAGTCGTCTACGATTTTATCTGCAACGATCTTTGCCACGACAACGGATTTGACGCATCTTCTGGCTGAACGAACGGAAGCGAAAAAGCGATTTCCGGCGAATCCTCCCATGCGACTTTGGATAGCATTGTGATATCGCCTCTCGCATCCAGCTCCCCTCCGTCATTCATCTGGAAAAGCGTGAAACCGAAGGGAGGGATCCCGATGGACGCCATCCGTTTCACCGGGCCGCGGCCAGAGAAGTAAACCGGGATCATCCAAGGGGTCATGACATAGTTCGCACGCAAATCTCCCAGGACATACATCCGCAGACGGTAATGGGATGGAAGATCGGTGCTCTCGCGATCGAGAAGGAAGTCTTCGCAATCCGTCATCTCCCCGGCGTGCAACTCTGAGCAAAAGTTCGAAATCACCTGCTTGAAGAATGCCAGCGGTTTGATATCCGCCGTCTTGAACAGGACGGACCTATCGACTTCGGAGAAACCACGACGCAGGATCTCGGCACCGACCGATAAGTAGAAGCGGTCGAAATGCGGCACATAGTTCTGTCCGAAATAGCTATTGCACGAGCGGCACAGCGAATAGAAGCCGAATCCCTGCTGCAGCTGCAGATACTTGAGATCGTCGACCTTGCCGGAACCTTGCAGGTTACGCCTAGCAGCCTCCAGCCCGGAATATATTCTTTTCTCGTGGCTGTTGCCTGCGGATTTCGGCGGGATGTGCTCGAAGCTCAGCGGTCCGAGCTTACCGCATACGTGACAGGTTCCGGTTTTCATGATGCTCATTATCCCACAGCAAGGAGGCCATTGTGCCTGATTCGCCTGATGTGATTTCGGCCCAGCTCAAGGATCTGAAGGAGACCATGACCCAGCGCTTCAACGACATCGATTACCGGCTCGCCGGCCTGGAGTCCCAGGAGCTGCACGAGAGCGACATCAAGCACGTCAACCGGCGTATCGACGACCTCAAGGCCGATACGGATGACGATATGGCCGATCTGAAAGCCACCGTGCAGGGCCTCAGGGACAGCGTGTGGAAGGCGGCCGGCGCGGCCGGAACCGTCGTCGGCCTGATCGTGGGCCTGCTGGAATGGGCCATACCGCTCATCATGCGCTAGCAACAAGCAGCATGACCGGCGCCACTCCAACTCTTGAGCCGCTCCACTCCGGGGCGGCTTTTTCATACCCGAAACAACCAATCAATCAAGGAGGCCGTTATGGCTTTGAATGGAATAGACATCGCCAGCTGGCAGGCCGGCATCGATATGGCCCAAGTGCCGTGCGATTTCGTGATCGCGAAGGCGACCCAGGGCATCGGCTACGTCAACCCGGACTGCGCGCGCGCCGTGGACCAAGCATTGGGCGCGGGCAGGCTCGCAGGAGTCTACCATTACGTGGCCGGCGGCAACGCGATTGGCGAAGCCGATTATTTCGTGGACAACGTCAAGGGATGGGTCGGCCGAGCAGTGCTTGCGATTGATTGGGAGTCCAATCAGAACGCGGCGTGGGGCGACACCGGCTATCTGGAGCAGGTCGTGCGCCGCGTCATCCAACGCACCGGCATCAAGCC